GTGACTTGTAAGATTGGTAGTAATATTGCTACCTTTGACTATGTGGATGAGGCATATGTGTTTAGAAGGGTGATAACAATGGATCATTTCGTGAATCAATTAACATAAAAGAAAAATAAAATAAAATGGCAACAACAAGTGTATTTAACGGAACTTCATTAGTAGTTCTAATTGGAACTGAAGTAATAGCATTTGCGACTTCATGTTCTTTAAGCATTGCTATCGATGCTCCTGATGCTTCTACTAAACAAAGTTTAGGATGGGCTGATGAGATTGGTGGACAAAAGTCTTGGTCTTTAACAACTGATGGATTGGCTACAGTAGTACCTGGTGCAGTTGCTACTTACATAAGCACAACTGAATTATCTAATTTAGCAATCGCTAGAACTGCGGTTACTGTTAAATTTACTACAGTAAATAATGGTACAGCTGGTGGTGTAACTCCAGTTACAGGTGATACCATTTATTCAGGTTCAGCATTTATTGAGAGTGTAGATATGACCGCTGATATGGAGAACCCTGTTACTTACTCTGTTTCTTTTAAAGGAACTGGAGAATTAACTATCGGTACTAACTAAGCAAACAAACCAAACAAACCAAACATATGAGAGGACAATTTGAACTAACTCTTTCCGATGGAAAGAAGATACCGATGCGTTTTTGTACTTGGAGTCTTAAAAGATTCTGTCAATTACAAAAGATAGGGCCTTCTGACATAGGGGATGCCTTAAGTGGTAAAGATTCAATAGATGCTATTGTTAACTTGATGAAATCGGCTGCCGAATATCCATTATATTCTGAAGGAATCACTCCAAGCTTTACGGAGATGGAAGTGTGTGATTGGATAGATGATATGGGTGGCATGGGTGGACAAAAGTTCCAAGATGTAATGGCAGCACTTGCAGAAAGTATGAATAGCGGTATAGATGATAAGCCAACAAAGTCAAGTAAAAAAGATGTAGTAAAAAAAAATTAGAGTGGATTGACATAGAAAGATATACAATGGGGGAGTGCAAAGTGCTTCCCCATTTGTTTTGGGAGATGACCATGGCTGAATTAGATTTTGTGTGGTATGGATATAGACACGAGGAAGAACAGAAGTGGATTAGAACTAGGTGGCAAACAACACTACTAATAAACATTCAATTACCAAAAGGTAAGAAGGTTAAGCCACAAGAGCTTATTGAATTAGACTGCGATACTCGTAACTTTGTAAAGCAAAGAGTAATGACACAAGAAGAACTAGAACAAGTTCTAGAAAAATATAAAATCGTTAAACCGACAATATAATGGCAGATAATCAAAAGGTTGAGATAGTCTTTAACTTTGATCTAGGAAATGTTCCTGCATCAGCAAAGAAGCTTAGTCAATATTTAAAGGATAATAAATTAGACTTACAGTTTACCAAAGCAAGTGTGGATGGCTTATCTGCTAGTCTTAATCAATTAGCTACTGCACAAACCAAAGCAGGAACAGCAACTGCAGCAGCAGGGAACTCGGTTAAAAAATCTAATCTGCAATGGACTCACCTTGCATTAATTGTACAGGATTTACCTTATGGATTTAGAGGTATCCAAAATAACCTACCTGCATTAATAGGTGGATTTGCAGGTATGACAGGTGCTATATATTTAGCTAGTTCTGTTATTATAGCATTATTTACTGCATGGGATAATGGAATGATTAGTTTTGGTAAGTCATCTAAAATGGCCGAAGATTATAGTAAAGGCCTTGCTACTACTTATTCAACAGAAATAGTTAAATTAAAGGCATTATACAATATTTCTACCGATGTAACTAAATCAATGGGCAGTAGGTTGGAAGCTGCAAAAGCTTTGAAAGAAGAATATCCTGGATTACTTGGTAAGTATTCAGATGAAGACATAGCATTAGGCAAAGCAAAGAGTAGTTACGATAAATTAACTACAACCATTATTAACTATTCAAGAGCAAAAGCAGCCGAAGGGATACTAACGGGTATAGCTGCAGAGAGGCTTCCATTAGAAATTGAAAGAACAGAGCTGTTGGCTAAGCAAAGAAAAGCTGCTGGTAAGGATATTGAATATACTATAACCTCAGAAGGTAAGCGTGTGGCAATAGGTAATAAATCTGTTAGATTGTTAAAAGAAAATGCAGACGCTCAAGCAAAAATAAATAAAAAAGCAGCTCCGTATGTTAAAATATTAGAAGATACTGCAATAGCAGAAATTGAGTTAGAAAAATTTAGAGCTAAGGCTGCAAAAGGTAAAACAAGTGTAGGAACATTAGAAGATCCTAATATTAAATTATTACAAGCTAAGCAAAAGTATTATAAAGATGATTTATTAATGTCTGCTAGTTTCGAGCAAGAGATATTGGGAAAACAAAGGGACTTGGCTGTAAAACAAGCAGAACTAGAAAAAAAGAGTGGCACTTATATACAAACAATTAAGGATACATATAATCAATTAATTCTAAATTCACAAGCGGAAACAGGTAGAATATTTATAGAGCAACAGCATAAGCTTGGAGTAGAAGAAGCTAAAGAGCACGAAAAAGTTGCCCAAATGATTCTTAATACTAGACTTGATTTAGCTAGTAGTATCGCTAAAATAAATTCTGATTTTGCTAAAGAGGATATTAAAAATGTAAATGCAGAATTATCAGCTACATTAAAAGCAACTAAAGGAAATTATAACGCACAAGCAAGTGCTATTCAATTAGCGGTATCAAAACTTACCGAATATAGGGATATAGCCAAAGAAGCTGGATATGGCACAAAAGAATTTGATGACGCTATTAAAAATTTAGGATTTTCCCTAGAAGGATTAGTTGATCCGATAGAGCAAATGAAGATGAATATAGAAAATGCATTAAAGGATTTGGCCCAAGGTGCATTAGTTGAATTAGGTGTTCAATTAGGCAATGTACTTTCTGGTGGAGAATTTTCTATGGAAGGTTTTATGGATATGATGGCAAATGCTATTATAGCAATAGGTAAACATTTAATTATTGTATCAGGCTTGTTTGCTGCGGTAGATAAATTATTTAAAAATCCTTCAACATGGCCTTTAGCAATAGCAGTAGGTGTAGCTGCAATAGCCGTTGGTACTTCCATGAAAAATAATGCAGCTAAAAGGAATCCTGTAAAGAAATTTGCGGATGGTGGTATTATTAGTGGCCCTACAATGGGTTTAATGGGTGAGTATCCTGGTGCAAGAACAAACCCTGAAGTAGTAGCTCCTTTAGATAAGCTTAAAGATATGATTGGTGGAGGTGGAGGTGGAACATTTATGTTAAGAGGACAAGACTTACTTTTGTCTGTAAATAGGGCACAAAAGGCATCAAATCTTAAAGGACAAAATATTAGTTTAGCATAATGGCATACGCATTAAGATATACATTAAGTCAAATACTTCGCAATGGGAATACTCAAACAATAGAAGTGTATGAAGATGGTTATGTTGGTAGCGTAAAAACATATATACCAACATCTATTACATTACAACCAAGCTCATCAGAAGAATATCCATATCCTGCTATTATAACATCTCAATTAAACTTTTCTTTCATATTAGAAACCGCAGATGATTACACGCAGTTTCCTGATGTTTTATCGGTTAATGATAGATTATATTATGTATTATTAAAGGAATCATCCACAGTAATATGGAGAGGTTATTTATTTAATGACTATTCACAAGTTGGCTTTTCAACAGGTATATCAGAAGCGTCATTGGTCGCAATAGATGGTATATCATTTTTACAAGAAGAAGATTATGTTGTTGATGGTAGTATAAATCTAACTGTTAAACATTTAGATTTAATGGCTACCGCTTTAAGGTTATTAGCATATCCTTCAACCGACCTTTTTCTTAATATAGCTTGTTCATTCTTTGCAACAGGAATGGCTACAAGAACAAATAGTCAATCTAATGAGCCATTTAATCAAATCTACCAATACAGAAGAGATTTTGTAGGGGTAAGTTATTATACAATATTAGATAATATCTTAAAAACATTTAATTGTAGAATGTATCAAGCTGATGGAGATTGGTGGATTACATCTACTATGGAGGTGGCTGCTACTACAAGGTATTATACAAGATACGCTATAGGGGCATCAACCATAACCGTTAACTCTTATGGACAACTAACAAACACAATAGATATTCAACCACATTCTCAAGGTGGTGTTCATTTTATTAATAATTCTCAAACCAAGATATTAAGAAAAGGATTTTATGATATAGAGGTTAGAAGCGAATACACATCACCAATAAACTTGATTCATAATTCTAGTTTAAAGATTAGTTCAGGAATATATCCAAATGCAACTGCTGAGGGTTGGTTTACTGCGGTTACTGGAACAGCTATTGCGTCTGTAATAGAACAAGCTAATGAGCAATTAAATATTTATTATTTAATGGCTGGTACAGGATATGCCGACTTGCAAATATTAGCACCTGGCCCTGTTTTTTATCCATATACTCCATATTTAGGAGGTGTGCCTGTTACTTTTAGTTGTGAGCATAAAAACGGAGCCGCTATTAAAATACAAGTTGCATTACTTGATACAGGATCAGGGAATAAATACCTAGATAATAATGGTGATTGGCAATCAAGTTCGGCTACATATATAACATTCCCTGCTGCAACAGATGATGCTCTTAGTTTTAATACATATACATTATCAATACCACCATGTTGGGTTTCTTTAGCTTTGGGAACATTTTTTATGGGCTATTTAAATATTAAAATAAAATGCGATTCTGGTGAAACAAGATTAAGGAACTTTAAATTAGTTCAAGATAGCACTGAGGTTAAATACGCAGTTGTTCAAAATAGTTTAACAAGTAGTAAATCTACTACAAAGGTATTTGAGCAGCCATATGGCCAAGTTTACCCTAATGCTTACGGCCAACAAGTATTATCATTAGGCTCTCTATATAATAGTGCAGGAGTATATTTAACAGGATGGAACTTCTTAGATACAGGAATGATAGTTGGTGGAGATAAAGCAGTTGCTCTTTTAGCATACCAATATATAAAAATATTTCAAAGGAATATCGCAACATTAGAGGCTGAACTTGGAGAAACAGAAGGTGGTAATGGGTACATTTATTTAGACAAAGTATATACAGTTACTGATACTACAACAGGCGATTTAAGTTATAGTGGTAAAAAGTTTGCTGCAAATAGGCTTACATTATCACCATACAATAATCAAACTAATTCATTACAATTAATGGAGATTTATTATGATGATACATTTATACTTCTTATTCCAACATACATAACAGATGTTGGTCAATTAGGGCCGTTTTGGTTTTTTAGATACAACATATTAGACATAAATAGCATATAGATATAAAAATTAATATAATAAAATGGCATCAGTAATAAACGGAACGAATATAGTCTTATATGAATATGATAGCAACGCTATCTATTACTTTAATGGAGGTACTGCACAAGGTACTTTTGATAGTATTGTGTGTAAGGAATTAAGCAGAAGCCAAGTAGCAGGTACTTCAGTTGACTTCACTAAA